GATGGTGAATTATTCCCTTCAATGGTAGAATCGCTCATCTACCACGCAGTACCAAAGTCCTACAAAATTGACAGGGGAATAACCCCACTTGCCTTATTGACTTTGTACTTGTCATATGGTACCGGTGGTGTTGTAACCGAACGTTTGAAACGGTATGGCATTGATATACGTCGCCAACAGTTTCGACACAAAGCGTGGATACGCAAGTATTCGCGCAATCGTAAGTACTGTACGACAGACCTAACGTCGGCCAGTGACTCGATTACTCTTTTGCTGCTTATGTGGTTGTTACCACGTAAATGGTTGAAGATTGTGAAAACGTTTATCTCCCGACAAATGGAGATCCCTGGTGTAGGCTTAGTCAACGTAGCATCTGTGTTACCAATGGGTAACGGTGCGACGTTCCCTCTTGAGACGCTTATTTTCTATGCACTCTTGAAGGGGATTCAGAAACTCACGGGTATAAATGGAAGAATCTCCGTTTACGGAGACGACCTCATTTATCGAACCGACATGCATAAGTATGTTGTCGGCGTATTCGGCGATTTGGGTATCTTATTGAACAACGATAAGACCTTTACTGACGCGTACTTTCGTGAGAGCTGTGGGAGCGACTACTTCCACGGTATAGATGTAAGGCCGGCGTTCTTCCCGGCTGTGGCATCGAGCCAAACGCGGACCCAGTATTGTTCAACAATCTACAGGCTTATTAATAATTTGCTTGCAAGATGGGACAAAACTGAAATCGCGCGAACGCTGGAGTACCTCCTAAATTGTATCCGGTTTACCGGATTGGACATCTTCTGTGTACCGAAGGAGTGGACGGCAGCATGGGGTAAACCCATAGCTGAACGTTCTTATCCTTCAGACAGTGGTATACAGTGTGATGATCCGTTGGAGTTTGCTCGGCAAGTACCGTCTGATGGCTATAGTCCTATAGCCCGTATCTTCGAGAACGGTGTTAACACAAGCTGTTTCTTGGGGCTACGTACGTCAGCCAACCGTCGTAAAGTCGTTACTCTTCTCCCTTACTATTGGCTTAGCTTGAAGCACTCTGCTTCGGAAAGTAGTAATCCTGACAAACCAGAACGTTTCTGGGAGTCGAAGCAAGCATTGAACTTTCTCTTGTCGCGAGACAAAAGAAGTGAACTAGAGTGGCGGATCTCTGTCCGTACACGTTGGTTCAATTGCAAGGGTAAACGAGTGAAGAAGGTTGTGAAGCGTTTGAAGCCTCATGTTCCAGGACGGGACATGACGACCAAGGTAGGTGTAGCTCAAGTCTACGACTGGAGCT